GGGGTCTAACGAGATCCGACATTGTCACTTCACGTCGATATGGAAATGATAGAAAATATCGGGTGATGTGTGATGATTATCTTAGTTATATGGCTAGATACAATGGATTGAAATTGTCGATTGAAAGTTTGTCTAGAGCCGTGAGTAGAGAGAGCCATTTTCGAACAGAGTCTGCTGAAGGAGATATGACGGATGGTTCAGCCTCCGAGATGAAAAATGAAAATCTCGGAGATATGGCCGGAGCGACCGTTACGTATTCTAATCCTAATATGACACGGTATGTAGATGTTGGAATTGGCAACTCTCTAGATATTCATAATTTTATGAAAAGACCAATACGAATTGCTACCTATGAGAATGCGCCTGGTGTTAATCTTGTTGCTTCTATCAATCCGTGGACGGCTTATCTTAGTCAACCGTCGGTGCGAGCGAAGCTTAGAAACACAGCATTTCTACGTGGAACTATGAAAGTTAGGATTAATGTTTCAGCTATGCCTTTTCACTTCGGAAGATACATATATTCGTATATTCCATTTGCTGAGAGAAACAAGCCATGGAATTATGTTTTAGGATTGACAGCGACAGGAGTAGACTTCGCAAAGACGGTATATCTGAGTCAGTCACCATATGCGAGAACTTACGATGTTACATCGAATAGTCCTACAGAGATGACTTTTCCATATATCTCACCTTTACCAGCGATGAGACTTTTTAATGATTCTACAGTCGTATTAGCTGATTCTGCAGCATTTAACGATGCTGCAGATCTTGGTGTTCTTTATATACGTAGCATGAATACCGTCCGCGCTACAACACCGACCCCTTCAGAAGTTTCGATAGCGGTATATGCGTGGATGGAAGACGTCGAATTTGGTTACCCAACCGCGACTCAATTGCAAGTGACTACTGAATCTGATGAGCGTATCGTCGGTCCTATTAGTTCCGCTACAAAATCTATGAGTGAAGTGGCTAATATGTTGTCATCAGCTCCCATAATAGGCAGTTATGCTAAAGCAAGTGGTAAAGTATTGGACGGATTAACTATGGCGAGTTCAGCTTTAGGGTGGTCATATCCGACTTTAATTGACGACCCGATGCGTATCAAAAATGAACCTTACCAGAATGCCGTTGTTACGGAGGGAATGGATACTGG